AACGACCACAAATTATTTATTTACATTGGTTCTGAGGTTCTAATGGCTAAGAAAAAAATTTCTTCTAAATCAAAAGCAAAAGATTTTGCACAAGCAATAGGAGATGATCTTCGAGAAGATATTGAAGATCAGTTAAGTGTATTTATTAATTCTGTTGCAAAAGATTTAGCATCTAAAAATGTTAGTCCTGTAAAAACTGGATTTTTTGCTTCTAGTTGGCAAGTTTCTAAAACTTCTATGCCAAAGAATAATCAGCTAAAAATAAAACCTTGGATTGGTAATACAGACTATATAGCTCCAAGATTTAAAGTTCCTACTAAATACAAATTAAATCAAAGTATTTTTATTGGAAATAGAGCTAAGTATACAGAGCAAGCTTTAATGTCTCCTAAGTCTAATGTTGGTGCGTATATTCTTAACGGTTCAGGTACTTTTAAAGAAGGGTTAAGACAGAAAGTAGATAGAATCTTTACGGATAAACGTCCTAATATAAACATTGAGGGATTAAACGTATGACACTTGTAAAAACAAGAGCAGCTTTTGAAAAAGCAGTTACAGATGCAGTTAAAGATGTCGATCCAACCGTAAGGATGACTTATGACAATGTGAGTTATACAAAACCAGGAAAAACTATAAAATACATAGTGATGACAGTAAATTTTGGACAAGCTACTCAACAAGCTCAAGGTGCTTCAAGTACTTTTTATTCAGGATTTGTTCAATGCAGAGTTTACGTTCCAAAAAATAAAGGCACAGTAATTTTGTCTGCTATCAGTGAAGCAGTAATTACAGGTTTAACATCTATCAATGCTTCTGATTATGTTGATACTTATGACTGTTCACCAAGAGTAAGTGAAATAGTTGGTCCTGGTATTGTTATTGATGATGAAGATGAGTCACATTGCCTGGGTGTCATCACTTGCCAGTTTTCAGCAAATTCCTAATATAGTATTATTATCTTATTAAAGTAAGGAATTTTTATGAGAGCTGTTGACCTCTTATCCAATAAATTTGGAGTCAGTCAATTATACCAACATGATGTCAAAAAAGATGGTGAAATTGTTCTTACTATTTTCTGGCATCCATTAACAATTGCCGAAAGAGAATCTATCCAAAAAAAATCTGGTAAATCAGACGATGCTTCTGATTTTGCCTTATCTTTAATGATTCAAAAAGCCTTAGATGACAAAGGTAAAAGACTTTTTGCTGACGGAGACAGAGCAACTCTTCGCAGAGAAATAGAAGCTGCTGTTTTACAAGAAATTCAATTGGCAATGCTTGAATCTGGATCGGATAAGGAGGTGGAAGAAGCAGAGAAAGATTTGAAAAGCGAATAAAGAATGGATCTTTTTATTTTCGTTAGCGAAGGAATTAGGTAAGACCGTCAAGGAGTTAACAAGAGAATTAACAAGAGAAGAGATGATTGGTTGGGCTGCTTTTTTTAAGATTCAGAATGATGAAATAGAAAAAGACAGAGAAACTGCTCAGAAAGGTAGTGCTAGTAGAACTCAAACAAGGTAAGATAAAGAATATTATCTGATAGAAGAGGAGTGGCTCAAAGTTATTTAAGAACTATTGAGTTTAAGGTCAAAGATACTGCGTTAAAAGATGGTGTCGCAAAGTTAGAAAAGTCTCTTGGTTCTATTGACAAAAATGTTGACAAGATAAATAAACAATTTACAGCTTTAACAGCAACTTTAAACAAGGTAGGAAAAGCATTAACTCAAACTAAAAAGCAAGAAATAATTAATCCTAAAAAAGTTAGTGCAAGCATTTTAGGGATTAAAAGAATAAATAAACTTTTAAAACAAGTCAAAGTTCAATCTGGAAGTTCTTTTGGTGTTGACAGGCGAAAAAGTGATGAATACAACATAGCAGCTACTCAACTGCAAAATTTTGTCAGAGAAGTAGCTAATGGAACAAAAACACTCGCAGCAAATGAAGCTGGTTTAAAAAGACAAGCTGCTGCTTTCTCTTTAATTGCTCAAAATTCAAAAGTAGCAAGTGCTGTATATCAAACTGCTGTATTTGCACAGATAAAAGCTGAACAAAAATTACGTTTAGCTCAGATGGAAAGAATTAGGCAACAAGAAAAATTATTTCAATTAACAGGGTTAAGCAAGGATAAAGACATGGCAGGGTTTAAGGGTGCACAAGATATGTTAGCGATGGAAAGCCAAATATCTAACACTGTTGCATCTTTAACAGCTTATAAATCAGAACTTCAGTCAATTAATAGTTTCTTAGACATGAGTTCTAAGGAATACGCTGAAATAGGCAAAGCAATAGATCGTATTAATGAAAGATTAAATGCCAAGGCAAATATAGAAAAAAACAGTTTAAGACTATCAAAAGAAGCAGAAAAAGTACTTGCACGATCGGCTAAAGCAATTGGAGGAATAGCTAATCGTGGAATGGGTGAACTTCTTGGTGTTTTAGGTGGAAAAAGAGGCCCAGTTCCTCAACTTGTTGCTGGTGATTTAGGGCTAGAAAGTATCAAGAAAATGCTTCGATTTGTTCCTTTATTAGATAAAAAATTAAAAGCTCAGATCAGAACATGGTTGAACTATGGGCAAGTAGCAGCTAGGGCTTTAACAGGAGTACAAGTTGGTTTTGGTGTTCTTTCTAAAGCTTTAACCGCTACTACATGGGTAGGAGAAGCAATTAGAGGTTTTGTTGAATTTGAGGCAGCAGCTTCAAAAGTGATTTGGAGTATTGAAGGCAATATGACGAGAGCATTTTCTTTGTTTGGAAGACTTGCTAGGGAATTGCCTCAATTAGCATCTGCAATGGCAATGGTTATGCCAGAAGCTTTAGGTGGAGCAGGTTTAAGAGGAAGAGATGCTTTCGGTTTCTTAGCGGATGGAAGTGCTTCTGGACAAATGGCAGACGCATTAATGGGAGGAAGAGAGAGAAGAGAATCTAAACGTGTTATAAAAGAAGGGCCATCTCGTATTCAAGCACTACAAAAAGAACTTGATTTTCAACAGAAATTACTTATAAATAGAAATACTTCAGCAAAAGATTACAACAGAATAAGAAGAGCAACTTTACTTTTAGAAAAGCAAATTGCAAATGAATTAGCAATTAGAGGAGGGAAAGCACCTTTAGCTGAACAATTAGAAGCAAGTAAGGAATTTCAAAGATTTAAGGAAGAGACTCTTAAGGCTGTTGACCTTGAAGAAAAAGGAGTAAAGAAAATTTTAGATACAGAGACAAGAAAGAACAAGCTTTTCAAAACTTCAGCTCAACATTATAAAAGGATCGTAAATGTTAATGGACAAAATCTTGATATAGAACAAAGGATTTTACGAGTACAAGAAAAGAAAAAAGCTCTTGAAAGTAAACAAGCAAACAGAAAGGCTGCAAGAGGTAGGTTAGGTGAAAATTTAATGTTAGGAGCTGGTTTTCCTTTACTTTTTGGTGGAGGAGTTGGATCTGTCGGTGGTGGTGTTTTAGGAGCTGGAGCGCAAGCGATGATGGGAGGGCAAGGATTTGGAGCGCAAATTTTATTTAGTGCATTGGGGCAACAAATGGATGAGTTTGTTGGAAAAATATCAACGCTTGGCAAAGCTTTTAATGTTTTAAATCCAGATGTTGATGCAGTTATTAGTTCTTTAGGCGAAACAAATACTGCGTATGGAAAACACTTGGAAATGTTAAAAGCAATAAAAGGAGAAGGTGCAGCAATGAGAGAAGCAACAAAAGCAATCGAAAGAATTATTGGTAAAAAAGGATTAGGAAAAATAAAAGAATTTGGACAGGATGCTACTGATTTAGGAAATGAATGGCAAAAAGTAGTGCTTCGTATGCAATCTTCTATTGCTAATTTGATTACCAGTTCTGGAATTTTGAAAGCCATAACTGAATCAATGGCTAAAGGTACAAATTTTCAGAAGGCTAATCTTGCAGTGGTAACAGGAACAGCAAGTCCAGAACTTCAAAAATTATGGGATGCGTATGACAAACAAAATACTTTTGGAGGTGCATTAGAAAATCAGAGACAAAATCTGTTTAAGAGGGAAATGAACCCAGATGGAAGTTTTAAATTCCCAACTCAAAAAGAATTAAGACCTATGATTGCTGATCAATTCCTAAAAGATCAAAAGAATATTACGTCAACGACTGATTTACTAGGAAAAGGTGCAGATAAAGTCGCTGATTTAGAAGCTCAAAGGCAAAAATTAGAAGAGATATTTAGATTAGGAGAACAACAAGCTGAGATAGAAGAGAAAGTCAGAAACATGCAAAGAGAGGGTATTACTTTAACGGAAAAAGAATACAGGCAACAGTTAAACATGATAAATACACAAAGAGAATTGAATGCTGTTTATCAACAGATAGGGCAAACGATTGAAGATGGAATAGTAAATGCTATTGAAGGAGCAATACAAGGAACTAAGACGTTAGGTCAAGTTGCTTCAAGCGTCTTTAATCAGATTGCAAGTCAATTATTAAGGATCGGTGTTAATACTGCTTTAAGTGG